GCTCTTCCAGCCGCTCCTGGTAGTCGCATAGGGCCCATAAATTCGTCGGGATGTTTCTGCGCTCAAGCCAGCGATGCATGACAGTGGCTTCGAGACGAAGAAGGTTTTCCGCCCACTCCTGGAGCGCAGGGTTCTGGAGAACCGCCAGCAGCCGGTGAGCCGCGAACGCCTGGGACGGAACGAAATTGGCGCCGCCGTAGGCACGAGCGGCCTTGATGGCTTCATCGAGCTGGCGGCGAAACTCGGGGCCCTTAAGGTACGCCTTGAGCTTGCGCAGGCGGGTTTCCTTGGAGCCCCAATAAGCCGTAGTTTCGTAGTCATCACCACGGTTGCGGGTCTGGCCGTTGCTAACGCCACGAAGCGCCTGGATCAACTGACGCGCGGTGCGCTCGTCGGGAAGGCGGGCGGAATACGTGCAGTCGATGCCGTAAACCTCGGCGGCCTGCCAGTCCAGCAAGGCCCATAGCTTCGGGTAAGACCCGGCAAGCCACTTCAACATGACCTCCCCGCCCTTGCGGATCGAGGTCGGCCCGAAAACGTTGTGTCCCTGGAGCAGCTTGGCCGGGCTGGCTTTCAGCTCGACGCCGGGCTGCACACGCTTTCCGAGGGACTGGTGAAACACCTTGAAGGCGAGCGGCGTGAAGCCGGTAGACAGGCTTTCCCAGGCGTGGCTGATGTCCTCGACCTGATAACCACCCTTCCCGTCTGCAAGCACGCTGGTAGCACGAAGCGGAACGCCCAGGGCTTCCAAATCGACCACCAACAGTTCGTTGCCACGATTGCCAGTGCTGGTAGCAATGGCATCGACGCGAAACGGCACGAAGAGGTGGATTTTGTCGAGCATGTGTGAAGTCCATTCGCCTGTGCATGCATGCATGCAAATCACATTGCGGCGGAATGTATACCGATGAACTTGCATGCGTCAATACAAATCACATGCATGCACGTACACTTCACGAGGTGATTTTGATATGGGTCAAACGACGATGCCTGCCACCCTGCGCCTGTCGAATACAGAGCAAGAAGTGCTCAGACAAAAGTGCATAGAAATCAATAAGCTATTGGTCAAGCAGGGACGCATGCCAATCAAAGACAGCGAATTGGCGCACTTCATCCTGGAGAGCGCCACACCCTGCGCGAAGGTCAGCGCATCAGGCGAGCTGATGCTAGAGCTCGAAGCCTGAAATCCCCCCAAAAGTGCATCCATTGCACAAGAGTCCACCATTAGAGATGGTGGACCCGGCTGCGCCGGTGAAGCCAAAGCGCGGCGGAACCACTGCAACTATCGTGACCTAACCATCGGCGGTGCTGACGGTCCTGGGAGAGCGGCAAAGAGACGCCCAGGAGCGGTTCCATTTGGGCAGATCGGGGCGCGGGTTGAGTTTGTAGCGGGACAGTAGAGCGAGGAACGCGAAAAGCCCCTGGCGAGCCGTTAAGGCCGTCGGGGGCTTTTTCGTTGAGGGGAGATCGGCCGCTGCGCGGGTATCGTCGCGGTGACGACGAGGCAATCAGTTCAGGTCGTGCAGGCGACTAATCACCGCGAGCGGCGAGGTCGAGGTCTGCAGGAAAGCTCAGAGGGGTGATTTCGAATCGCAAGATGCAACGACGGGCATGAGCTTGTCGTCGACCCACTGGAACCACTCTGAATTAGCTTGTGATCTGCCAGAGACATAACCGAGCCAGGTCATCGCTAAGCAGAGAGCGACCAGAAACCAGATGCGAAGATCAGCCATCGATCAAGTCTCCCTGAGCAGTCTTTTCGAGCAGCTGCGCAGCAGCAGAACGGGCCTGTTCAATGATCGCCTGCAGGCGTCGAATTTCGAGGCACTGAGCGTCGATGACGTCGTGCAGCTCGTTGTTCTTGCAGTAGAGGTCCCAGGCATCCTGCGCTGCCATCGCAAACGCTTTGCTTGCCACGCGCTGCCCGTAATGAGCCTTGAGCCGGTCAGCAAGATCGGCATCGGCGTCGAATTTGATGAGCATTTTGGTACCGTTCCTTTTCACCAGGTTAGATCCTCGAGGAGGGAAATGGTACCAAATCACTCAAGCGCCTCATAGCGTTTTGGTACCATTTCTTCGACCAAGTGCAATCGGAGATCCGCAAAAATGGTACCAGTCGCCTCGCATAATCTGCCGTTATGTTACGCCTGCCCTGCGGGCTGCGCTGGCCGCCGGATAGTCCCAGCGCACCGGCTCAACATAACGCTAAACATTATGCGAAGCGCCCCAGATAACGATGCTGGGACTGGCTGCCTGGGTTAACTGGCTGGGAAATCACGTTCGTTCGGCAGGAATGGTCCTGCCTGCGGCCTTGGCGAAAACCGGGTCCCTCCCGCAAGCGGGAGCCCTCCCGGTTATCCGCCTGCAGCCTTGCTGGCGAGGGATACAGTCGGCAGAGCGGACACCACGAACCCTAGATCGAGGTCCTTGTATCGCAACGCGATAACCGTCTCCGACTGGTAACTGATCTGATAGCCGGCGTCCGTGAGCTCGCGGAACGAGACCTGCCGGATCGGCTGGCCGTTTTGAGTGACAGTGATGTAGCCGTTCAGATACGGAACGCCAGAACGCTGGCCATGCATGAGCGCCGATAGGAACAGATCGTAGCCCTGGTATGGGTGGAGCTGCTGCGCAGGCCCACGGGGAACGGCAACGTCCGCTGGCACTGCGTCGGGGGCCGAACGCGCCGGAGCGGCTGAAACCGACGGAGAGACGGCCTTGGGCGCCGAATGGACCGCTGGCTTATCCCTGGTCAACTGATAGCTGACCAGACCGGCAACGATGACCGCGCAGATCGCAGCACCCTTGAACGGCCACCGCTTCCACAGCGGGACGATATCACCAGCGGTCAATTCCTCAGCCGCCGCGCTGGACTTGGTGTGAGACCGGTAGAACTTGAAAAACTTCGACTCATATTCACGAATGGCAGTATTAACGACCTCCCCCCGAACACCGTCCTGGACCTTGCGAATGTAGCGTTTCGAGGAGCCGAACGCAGTGGCTTTTTTGCAGCGATAAACGACCTGGACGAGATCAATCACCGCTTTGTTCACCTTGCCGTATGACTGGGTAATCAGCAGGACGTCCGCCAACTCGTGACGGTGCATCGAGTACCACTCCTCGACCAGACGTTGAGCAGCAACCTGAGAACGATCCACGACCGTTCTAGGCATAGCCAGATGACACTCGTCGATAACATAGAGAGGACCGACGCCAGACTCCGGATGGCGCCACGCATCGCCGTAGTGCTCGACGCGCGAAAACGGACGAACAAGCACGCCATCCTCAAGCTGCGGATGACGGAGCTGGATCAACCTAGACGCTCCGGGGAAATAGGCCTCGATAACGTCAACCTGCAACGGCAGGTTGGTAATAACGCGACGACCATCGACCAGGGCTGGAATGACATGAAACGCCACCGCCTCATACGATTTGCCGCCACCGGGCTGACCGAGAATCAAATTAATCATTACGACCCCCAGCGAACGAACGGGATTGTCTGGAGCGTGAACCGCACAATTAACGCTCCGACGACAATGGTGAGCGCCTGGGTGACGCCAATCGCACCCATCATTTGCGCAGTCTCGGGCGGAATCAGCGAGTAATACGTTTGCGGGTCGAAAGGAACATCTATCGCATTGAGCGCAGCGACAGCGATACCCATGAGCCCCTCGAACAACCAACAAACAACATCAGTTGCCATATTCCACGCATCGACGAATATCTGCTTAAAGACAGCGAGGAACCAACTAGCAAGCTGGGAGAACTTTGCGAGCAAAGAAGTAAAGAATTGTCCAAGTGCAGCCATATCAGCCTCCGAACGTAAGAGCACGCGCAAGGAAAACAGCCGAAACTATAAGAACCGTTTTGATAAATTCAAATATCCAGCACATGTTCCAGAACGAAATCGTGCCGTAATTGGCCCAACTAGCGATATTGAATTGCAGGCTAAATGTCGGACAACTGCCGCTAAAGTTCGGAACAAAGGACGAGAGAAAACCTAGAAACGCAGAATTTTCTAAATCAGAACTGACGGCCTGCCAGACGCCCGCTAGCCCGTCCGGGTACTTCTGCTGATAGAACGGCTGCACTTCGGGCATTTCTGAGTCGGAGTATTCGATGGCACCTTCTTCCTGCTCCTGTTCTTCGGTAACTTCCTCGGGATCGGTCGTGGTCTCGGTCTCCGTTGTGCCATCGGGGTTGGTTTTGGTGACAGTCGACGTTTTGCGATAATCGTAATAGTTATCGCCGTATGTGATATCGATCTTGGTGTTATTTGTCGTGCTAGTGGTTCCACCGGGACCAGTTGTGCTAGTCGTCGGCCCCTTTTCCGTGACCGTCGATGGACCCTCGAGCTGCGTTGACGTGCGCAACTCCTCATAACACGACTCAGGAGCGAGAGAGCCCTCGCAGTGCTCGCGCAGGCGGTCCTTGAGCCAGTCGGAGTCCTGGGCAGAAGCAGCGGCCTCCATGATGGAATAATCGGACTCAGATAACGGGACATTGGCACCGGGGAAGACGCAACCGAAGGAGGCAGAACTATACGTGGTGCCAGAAGGACAACTATCACCGCGACCGGCGAGGCGAATGGTAGCGTCATTTCTATAATAGCTGCCTGTGTCAGTCAGAATGGTGTAACGACAGGTCTGTGTAACCCCCGGCGTAACACTCTCCGATATCGCAGACTCACGGATATAAGTTTTGCCGGTGTTGGTATGAACGGTATCAATAACGCGGTCAACGTATGCAGAACAGGCGAGTGGCGCAGTAGCGTAACCCCAATTAGCGCCATCAGACCATTCATAAGAGCCAGACGACACCGGGGAAGGAGAACCATCGAGACGCTTAACAGGTTTGCCCGCATCATCAATAAACCCACCAACTTGGTCCAACATCCATTCGAGACCAAGCGTCAAACCAATACCCACAACGCCGCCGCGTAGTGTGGTAGTCATACCCGTTATAGTGCGAGGAATCGAATAATCGTATTTCGGTTTAATAGGCAACTTGGTGCCCTTGGAGCCGCCGCCATAGGACGACGGGATATATTCACCGTCCAAGGGCTGTCCGGTGATGATCAACGAGTCACCGGACTTAGCAGCGCTACCGCTGCCAACTACCGAACCGTTGGAAGGCAGCGAAACATATTTGCGAGTGGCAGCGTGCAATTGATTGCTAGAGCAAATAGCCAGTACTGCAATCAAAAACGCTGCCGGATACCGGAAATAAAGGCCCATGCGCCAATTACTCCTCCGAGAAACACAAGAGAATATGAGAGCGATGCAAAGTCCGCGCTCGTGACCGCAAAAGTGGTTTCGTTCATTAATAAAAAAGGGGGCGTAGCCCCCTTTCCTCCGACGTTAAGGGGGTTACGCTTTCTTCACGCCGCGCTTGCCCAGGTCAATGCCTTTGAACGCCATAGCAATGCCGATGATGGCAACGCCGGCAGTACCAACCCAGGTAGCGACGGAGGAAAAGTCAACAGCTGCGAAAATCTCGGTCATTTTGTTACTCCTTACAGTTTTCGAATAGCGCTGATAGCAACGCCGATGGTGAAGCCCAACGCCCAACCAGAGAGCGTTAGGAAAAACCCAGCGGTATACACGGTGGTGACGCATTCGGTAGTAAGTGTCGTGCATTCCACTGGTATTACTCCGTTAATCTTCTTCCGAGTTACACCAAGAACAGAGCGTGCCGTTCTCTTCGTCATCTACTGCGGCAATATCCAGCTCTTCTTCGTCAAAATCTTCGCCGCATTCGTCACAGGTGAGAGACATCGTTAGTTGGCTCCGGCAACAGCAGCAGGACGCGGTTGTACACGCTGAACTGGCACAGGAAGGCCGTCATCGGAAAGCCACAGGTCCATGCCGAAAGCGGTGCCGGTTTTGGACTTCCAGGCTTTGGCATATACCGGGACGGCAACTTGCTTGCCGATGTAGGGCTTATAAGCGTTCTCGATCCCAGAATCGAGTTGGCGCTTGGAAACTTTAAGACCAATAGATTGCTCGATCTCTTGGCCGAATTGGTCACGACCAGGAGCGGTCAGAACCAAGTAATGCTCGATGATGCCGTTTGGCTTTTCTTTGGAAGTGACGCCCTTACACAGGCCCAGTTGTACAAGCATGGTGATTACCTCGGTTATGAACGGGCCCAGCGCCCGAGAAAGTGAATTGCCAACAGTCCGCACATCGTGACGACCAGGACGTTTATCGTTGCAGCGATCATGCAGCTTCTACCGATGGCTCGACGTACCAGCCGGGACGCTGAGCGCTGAAATCAACTTGCAGGAAGCGCAGGATCGGAACCACGTTGTTCTTCTGGTCATCCATCTTCAACTTCTGCAAAGCGGCCTTTGAGAGTCCGCATTCGCAAATCTTGCCAACATGGTCATAGAACGTGCGGCGAGACATAGAATCCATAGTTTCCTGCCAGCCGTAGTCCTTAATACTGCGGTATGTGCGAAACAGGTTGAGAGCAACTGTCTCATTGGCGTTCCCGTTCTTTCCGAACTTCGTCCAACGGGCTTTAAGTGCGGCCAGCACTTTTTCATCGTTAATTACTCGCATGGAGATACCTTCAAAGGCCGCAAACAGTTCTTTGGTTACTTGTTCCCAACACCACTGAATGAAACAACTCCCCTGCTCTTCCAGCCGCTCCTGGTAGTCGCATAGGGCCCATAAATTCGTCGGGATGTTTCTGCGCTCAAGCCAGCGATGCATGACAGTGGCTTCGAGACGAAGAAGGTTTTCCGCCCACTCCTGGAGCGCCGGGTTCTGGAGAACCGCCAGCAGCCGGTGAGCCGCGAACGCCTGGGACGGAACAAAGTTGGCGCCGCCGTAGGCACGAGCGGCCTTGATGGCTTCATCGAGCTGGCGGCGAAACTCGGGGCCCTTGAGGTAGGCCTTGAGCTTGCGAAGACGGGTTTCCTTGGAGCCCCAGTAAG